CATAATTCCCACAGAACGGCGAAAAATGAGATTTTAAGATTTGAAAAAACAACGAATGTAGTACAAAAGTTTTGAGCGAGGAGTAAAATGCGTATTTTAAAATTATTTTTTAATTTAGTTAGGAGGTTTTTTAAAATGGCACACGAAAAAGTTTACGGCATATGTGAAAACAAATGCAGGGTTGAAGTACCAACCAAAGCGGACACATATAACAAGGGTGAAATTGATAATATGATAGGCTCAAAGGCAGACGCTAACCACAATCACGACGACCGTTATTATACAGAGGGTGAGATAAGGGCTATGTTAAATAACAAAGCTAATAACTCACACGTACACGACGACCGTTATTATACTGAAACAGAGATAAAGAACACACTAAACGACCATATCAAAATATGGGAGTATACAGACGCAGCGGTACATAAAATTGCGGCTAAATCTTATGGTAATGTATCAGTAGACGCAAGTTGGAGCAATCATACCATACTAGGTATTGTAGGGGTACAAGCATTAGGTTGTATTGCTAGCTTTGGTTTAGTTGGTAATAAGGCAAATGTTATATTTTATAACCCTACTGACGCAGAAATAACCGTGCAAAACGTTAAAATAACAGTGCTTTACGCTAAGAATGTATAAAATGTGTAGGTGATTTAATGAAAAATACACTTTATATTGACACTACTAATAATTGTGAATGTACGCTTGTTAGTAATGTTGATGATAAGACAGCAAGGTTACAATTAAATATCACTTGTGACACGTCATTAAACCCACAACTAGAAATAGTTGGTAGTCGTAACATTATATTAAGCACTAACCCTTATTTACTAGAGTTTAGTAACTCAGAAATAAGAGGAAGTGGGACACTACAATTCAGAATAGTGGACGATCACCACACAGGCGACTATTTTAATGTAAAACAATGTGACGTATTAGATTATACCCTATACATTACAAAGTCAAGCAACTTTAAATATGAGCTTAAACGTAAAACTATAAGTGAGGGTGACTATTACACAAAAGCTGAGGTTGACGACTTAATAAGTAAAAGCGTAGCGGTTGGAATAGAGGAGGTAAACGTCACTTACCAAAAATCAACCGACGGTGTAAATATACCTACAGGCACTTGGAGTACGTCAATACCTGAGACTATAAGCGGCGAGTACCTTTGGACTTTAACAGAGTTTTTATACACAGACGGTACAAGCTCAAAGAGCTACACCGTTAGTAAAAACGGAGTTGACGGGGCTAAGGGTGACAAAGGCGACACCGGCGAAAAAGGCGATACTGGTACACAGGGTAGGGGTATAAATTTAATAACTAACTATTACCTTGCAACCCCATTAAGTGAGAGTGTCACAACTTCTACAAGTGGTTGGAGTGTAAATATTAAAACACTTACAGCAACTAACAAGTATTTGTGGAATTACGAAAAGGTTACATACACAGACGGTACGACCTCAACAACGACACCGATTATTATAGGTGTTTACGGTGACAAAGGCGAAAAAGGCGATACCGGAGCAAGTGGGGCTACAGGTGCAACCGGACGAGGTATAAGCTCAATTACTGAATATTACCTTGCTAGCTCAGCGTCAAGCGGAGTTACAACCACAACTAGCGGTTGGAGTAATACACCAGTTAACACTACAACCACAAATAAATATTTATGGAACTATGAAAAGATAACATATACAGATAACACAAGTGTTGATACAACACCTAAGATCATAGGAACACACGGAGCTACAGGTGCAACCGGTGCAACCGGTGCGACCGGTGCAACTGGTACAGGTGTTAAAAGTATAGTTGAACAATATTATTTATCAACAAGCAACACCACACAAACGGGCGGTAGTTGGAGTACAACAAGTCCTACGTGGCAAAGTGGTAAATACATTTGGACTAGAAGTTATATAACTTGGTCTGACGACACAACAAGTTATACAACGCCGGTATTGGCTAACGCATTAAATAGTGCGAATAGTACAGCAAACACAGCTAACAACACGGCTAACCAAAACACAAAAGACATAGAAAGAATAGCAACAAGAATAGAGGCGTTAGAGAGTGACTATATCACCGTTAACCAACATTTAGTCGTTAAACAAACGTTAGTTGGTGGTGAGGTTGAGACATTTAACATTGAGGGTAACAAGGCTAGTACTGAAAGTGACGGTTATACAACTATTGATACTGATTTAGGTTACTTTAATTTTACTAAAGACGTTAAAACAACTGACGAAAACGGGTTACCTGTTAGCTTAGTTAATCTTAGTAACACAGTTAAAACACTTGATGAGATATTAGAAGTTGAGATAACTAATTTAAACGATACCGTAACAAATTTAGTAGGTTGGAAGTTAATAGGTAATAAGAGCGGTGTAAATATATTAACTATACCTGATGACATTTGGGCAAAAGCTAAAGAATTTAAAATTGAATGTCTTTTATATGAGCAAGATAATCCGTGGTTATGTATTGAGTGTTCTAAATTTGACAACACTGCACAGATACGTTACGGGGTAAGTAATTATTATGACGCAAATTATTACCAAAATATAGTATTCTTGGTTGGTAACAAGCAAGTTGTACCACAACAAGGCTGGATAAATGGTAAGTATAACGGTGTTACAGTAAGTTATACAAAATTACAATATTATGTATATTGGCGTTAAAAAGAGGTTGATTAAATGACAAGAAAAGAGCAGCTTAAAAACTTAATAAAAGTAAATAATGAGTTGACAGAGCATTTAATTGACGACCTTTTATTTATGGAAAAATCACTAGATTACTATATGGGTTTACCTCATATATCAGTTAACCCTAACAACCCTTTGCAGCAGAAAGCCACGCCAGCGGCTAAGCTGTATAAGGAAACCTTACAACAATACACTAATGTTATTAAGGTATTGGCACAATGTACGGGTGATAATTTGGAGGACGAAGAAAGTCCACTTAGAAAGTGGGCGAAGTCGTACCAGTCTTTACAAGGTGGTGAGTAAATATGCTTATCACAGAGCGTAAAATATGGACGCCCGATAACTCTAATTTACTTAGATATAAAGCGGAAATTGACGAGGGTAAAATCTTAGTAGGGCAGGAGCTTTACACAGAGCTTGAAAACCTAGTTGACGACCTTTTCCACAATGACGAGTATTTTTACGATACAAACGACGCATTTTTACGTATGCACTTTATGGAAAATTGCGTCCGACTTACAAAGTCACCTTTTTATAATCAACCTATGATACTTATGTTATGGCAGAAAGCATTTATAGAAACTATGTATAGTTTCAAAATGGCACGTAACTATAAGGAACAAAAAAAGATAATAGACAGATTTAAAAAGATACTTTTACTAATTGCACGTAAGAATACGAAAAGTGAAACTTGTTCAGGTTTGGGCTTATCTGAGTTTCAATGTGGAAATGAGGGTGCGGACTTAGTTTGTAGCTCAAATGACGACGCACAGGCCGCCTTAACATATGACGCAATAGACACTATGCGGCTTTTGGTAGATCCTAAAGAAAAGGACACTAAAAGAAACCAGCGTTTTATACAACATAAGGTATTTAATACTAAAATATTTAAGTTATCAGACCGTACAAAGAACAAAGAGGGACGTAACATTGATTGGGCGGTGGTTGATGAAGTCCACGAAATGAAAGACAACGTTATTGTTAAATCAATAGAACAGTCACAGTCCCTAAAGGATAACCCTAAGTTAATACTTATCACTACTGAGGGCTTTGTGCAGGACGGTTTTTTAGATGAAGAGTTAAAGACAGCAAGGGCAATAATTAAAGGCGAAGATGATAGTCTATCCGCACAGCGTTACTTGCCGTGGCTATATACACAAGACAGCGAACAAGAGGTTTTTACTAACCCTAAATCTTGGGTTAAGAGTAACCCGACTTTAGGTATTGTTAAAAAATGGGACTATTTATATGAACAGGTGGACGCAGCAAGAAAGCGTAAAGCCGACCGTATATTTGTACTCAGTAAAGATTTTAACTTTAAGCAAAATGGAGCTGAGAGCTGGTTAAATGTTGAGGACTACGACTATAAGGCAAAATACAACATTGAAGAGTTACGAGGTTGTTATTGTGTGGGACACGTAGACTTAGCAGAGACAACAGACCTTTGTTGTGCTAAGGCTTTAATACTTAAAGGTAATACAAAATACATAGTAACTCATTATTTCATACCACAAAGTAAATTAGAGGTTGATAACGACGACCACAACGCAGGGGCTAAATACAGCGAGTGGGCTAAGCAGGGTTATATAACCGTATGCGAGGGTAACGACATTGATTTATCAATAGTTGCAGACTGGTTTTATAAAACCTTATACCTTGAATACGGCATTAAACTTTATAAATGCGGTTATGATCAGAGATTTGCTAAAGAGTGGTTGAAGCAAATGGAAATTTACGGCTGGTACAAAGGCGAGGACGGCGAAATCGAAATGGTTTTACAAAATGCAGAAACACTTAACAACGCTATCTTACTTTGTGAGGCTGATTTTAAATCACAATACATAAATTACAATGAAAACCCCGTAGACCGTTGGTGTTTAAAAAATGCGTGTGTAAAGGTTAACGAAAAAAGACAGTCTTTAATTGTTAAAACCGACAACGCACATAAAATTGACGGTGCGGTAACGTTGGTATCACTATATGAAATGTATAGAAGATATAGAAGCGACTTACGCAAAATGGGAGGTTAAATATGAACAAATACCCCGTAACAATGTTAACAGTAAAGAGGAGGTGTTAATGTGGGCTGGTTGAGTAAGTTATTGAGACGAGATACAAAAAGCAGAATATACGCAGACACGTTAAGCGGATATAGTCCTATTTTTTCACAGTTTGGAGACAACATATACGCTAGTGACGTAGTACAGCAAGCTATAAGCTGCATTGTGTCAGAAATGAAAAAACTACAAATAACCCACGTAAAAAGTAACGATAGGGACATTGTACCCGTTGACGGTAGTTTACAAAAAATATTAGACAACCCGAACGAGTTAATGACACAGAGCGACTTTATAGAAAAAATTATATGGCAACTCTTTTTTAACTATAACTCTTTTATCATACCGACTTATTACATTAACACGTATGACGACGGTACAACAAAGAGAGTGTATACAGGCTTATATCCTATACAGCCTACACAGGTTGACTTTATACAGGACGAAAGCAACAAGCTATTTGTTAAGTTTAGATTTGCTAACGGCTATGAAACTATAGTTGATTATAAAGACGTAATACACATACGTTATAGATACTCAGTTAATGAGTATATGGGCGGTAATGTGAGCGGCCAGCCGGACAATGAAGCACTTTTACAGACTTTGGAGCTTAACAATGAGCTTTTAAAGGGTGTTGCTAAGGCTATGAAAGCAAGCTACGCAATTAACGGTGTTATTAAGTACAATACCCACATTGAAGCGGAAAAGACAGAGGCAAACATTAAAGAGCTTGAAAACAAGTTGTTAAATAATGAGAGTGGATTTTTACCGCTTGACTTAAAAGCTGACTTTATGCCGCTTAACCACGATACACAGCTTGTAGACGCTGAGACACTTAAATTTATTGATGAAAAGATTTTAAGACATTTTGGCGTACCGCTTTGTATATTGACTGGTGACTATACACCGGAGCAGCTAAGTGCTTTTTATCAAAAGACACTTGAACCGCTTATTATTTCAATCTCACAAGCGTTTACTAAGGGGTTATTTACAAACCGTGAGCGGGAGTTTAAAAACGCTATAAAGTTTTACCCTAAAGAGCTTATATTTATGAGCGTAAACCAAACTTTAGAAATGCTTAGAATATTAGGCGACAGAGGGGAGCTATACAGTAACGAAGTAAGAGCGGCTATTGGTTTGAAACCGCTTAAAGAGTTAGAGGGCGTGCGTATGATGTCATTAAATTATATCAATGTAAACGACGCACATAAATATCAAGTGGGAGGTGCACAAAATGACTAGAGTTGACTACACAAGCTATGCAACAGATTATGTAGCATTAAGTACAGAGGAAAAACCGGTTGAAAATATGGTTGACGGTTCAACATTACTTGAAGTTGATACAAGTACAATTTATGTATTTTATCAGGGTACTTGGTACGCTCAGAATTGAGGTGTTTAAAATATGAACTTTCCAAACTTTTATTTTAAACGCAGAAAAAGACCGTCATATTTAAAGGCGAAATTATTAAGCGGTGCAAACGGTGCAAAGGTGAACTTGTTTGACAAATCAAAATCACCGGGCGAAGGTATAAAAAATGAAACCGCAGTTGAAACGTGGGCAGGTACAGCATACAAAAATGAAGATTTAATAAGTGTGTTGAAACCAAACAAAAAGTATTTAATGTCGTATGACTATGAGTGTATTGACGTTCCCGATAATGCAACGTTAAATTCAAATCAAATGGGGTTTATTTTTTATAGTGGCGTGAATTCTGAAATTTATCCAGCCATAACCGCTACAAAAGAACTAGCACTTAAAATCGGGGATAAAGGACATTTTGAAAAAGTGATAACTATACCCGAAAGGTTTAACGATAGTGTTGCAAATTATAATATGCTTTGTTATACGAATAGATATTTAGATGAAAGCGACAATGCTTATTATAGCAAAGTAATATTTAGAAATATACGAATTGTGGAGGTGTAAAAATGGATAAAATAACAGGTTGTTATAAACAGTCACAGGAACAAACTAAAATAACACGTTGTTATAACTTTGAAATGCGAACCAGTAGGGACGAGCAGGAAAGAGGTATAATTGAGGGTTACGCTATCGTATATGATAGTGAAACGGATTTAGGTTATTTTAGGGAAATTATAAAAAGTGGAGCACTTAAAAATACTGACTTAAAGGACGTTAGATTTTTAGTAAATCATAATACAGATATGATACCACTTGCAAGAAGTCGCAACAACAACGAGAATAGCACAATGCAGCTTATTGTTGATGAAAAAGGCCTTAAAATACGTGTCAAGTTGGATATTGAAAACAACACAGAGGCACGCAATTTATATAGTGCTATTGAGCGTGGCGACATTACCGGTATGTCATTTATGTTTACTATTAGAGCTGAGAAGTGGGACGACGAGGACACAGACCACCCTAAGCGAACTATAACAGATATAGAGCAGGTGTTTGAAGTGTCCGCCGTGACATTCCCGGCTTACGAGGAAACAGAGATTAACGCACGTTGTAAAGAAGAGCTGGAGAGCTACCGAAGCACGCTGGATAGCGTGAGACGCAACAACACACCGGAGGGCGTGAGCGTTGATAATATAGAGCTTTTAAAGCTCAAAATAAGAACAAAGTTATGTATGTAAATTTTTTTACTTACAAAGTGTCTTAAAAAGACACAAACAAATTAAAATTATTTTTTAAATTTAGGAGGACAAAGAAACTATGAAGAAATTTTTAAGAAATCTTATCGCAAACAAGAAAACAGAGCTTAAAGCTACTGAGGCACGTTTTGAGAAGTCAACAGACGAGGCAGAAATTAGAGCACTTGGCGAGACTATGAAGTCTTTAAGAGACGAGATAGACGCAGCAGAAGAGCAGCTTGCTAAGTTGGACGAGGACAACAACACAGACGATAACGGAGCAGAGGGCACAGACGAGACAGAGGGTAGAAGTGTTGTAACTCAGACTGATGTTAGAAACGCTGGTATTGTTGGATCATTTGTACAGAACGCACAGCCTACAGAAAAGAGAGAGGGCGAAACTGTACTTGACACAATGGAGTATAGAAAGGCATTTGCTACATACGTACGTACTGGTGACGTATCAGGTATTAAGGCTATTGAGACAAGAGACGCAGAGGCTAAGCAGGTACTTACAAGTGATATTGGTAAGCTCATTCCAAATACAGTTATGAAAGAGTTTATTAAGGAACTTAAAGTATACGGCAACCTTTACAACAGAGTTAGAAAGCTCAATGTTAAGGGCGGTGTAGAGTTCCCTATTGAGGAGCTTGTACCTACAGTAAGCTGGATCACAGAGACTACAATATCAGACACACAGTCTACACCTGAGGTTAAGACTTCTGTTAGCTTTGGTTATCACATTTGCGAGGCAAGAATTGCACAGTCTCTTCTTTCAAGCATTGTTTCTATTGATTACCTTGAGAGTGAAATTGCTAAGTTGCTTGCAGAGGCATTTATTAAGGAATTTGACAGAATTATTGTTAACGGTTCAGGTTCAGGACAGCCTTTAGGTATTCTTAACGATACAAGAGTTAAGGAAGCTAACAAGATCAAGTTTACAGAAGCACAGCTTGCTGACTGGGTAGAGATTAGAAAGCGTCTCTTTGCTAAAATTCCACTTGCTTATAGAGGTCAGGGAATGTTTGTAATGACTGTTTCAACTTGGGAGACATATTTTATGACACTCAAGGACAGCAACAACAGACCGCTTGCAACTGAGACATTTAATGTTGAGGACGGAACAACAACTTGCCGTTTCGCAGGTAAGGAAGTACAGCTTGTTGAGGCTGATATTATTAAGGACTTTGACGCAGCAGGTAACGGCGAAGCGTTCGCAATTTACTTTAGACCTCAGGACTACGCTATTAACTCACAGTTACAGGTAGGCTTTAAGCGTTACTTTAACGAGGATACTAACAAGTGGGTTAACAAGGGACTTTGCATAATGGACGGTAAGTTACTTGACGTTAACGGTGTATTCTTACTTACAAAGTAATTAGACATTTAGTTAAATACCTTGCGTGTGCGTTAGTGTGTTGCGTACACGTAAGGTAATTGTTAGGAGGTTATAAAAATATGACTACTATTGAAGCATTAAAGAATTTAGCGGTTGCTATGGGTTGTGCGGCTGACGTGGCAAGCGTAACCGGTGACACAATACCTGAGGTTATACAGTTTATGGCTGATAACTACACAGCAGGTTAATTTTAAGGAGGTTATGCCGTGGCAGAGATACTAACGAGCGAAGAATTATTAACCAAAGTAAAAAATGCGTTAGGTGTAAGCGGTACTTATCAAAATGACACCTTGAACGTATACATTGACGAGGTTAAAAGCGTAATGCTTATGGCCGGCGTTAGTGAAAACGTTGTGAATAGTAGCGTTGCGGTTGGTATCATAAGCCGTGGCGTGGCTGACTTGTGGAATTACGGAGCAGGTACAACAGATTTAAGCTCATATTTTCACCAAAGGTTAACGCAGCTAGTGTTAAACGAAGCTGGTAATAAAGAGGTGAGCGTATGAGTGGGTATATACCGCAAGTGCCTTTTAACGTTACAGCGTGGCTACTTATACCCACGTATGAACCCGTAAAAGGTATAAGCAAAAAGACTTATACAAAGGACGAAGAGCCTTTTAATTGTGGTTTTCGTTCGTTTGGCGGTACTGAAACCGTAGTTAATGGCGTTACAGTCGTAGAAGATACAGCGGTTATAGAAACGTGGTACGATCCACGAATTAAGAGCGGTTGTAAAGTGCTTATAGAAGAGCTTGAATACGAGATTATGGGAACGCCTGAAAATATCAATATGCGTAACCAGTATATGAGGTTTAAGGTGCGTGCTATAAAAGGCGGTGCGTAGTTATGGCTAAGAAAAACACATTAAACCTTGATACTAAGGGGCTTGAAGAGCTTATAACAAAGTTAGACGAGTTGGAGGGCGACGTTAAAGAGGTTGTAACCGACGCATTAGAGCAAGCAGCAGAAACCATAGAGTATGACACATTAGACGCATTACAAAAAGCTAACCTACCGGCAGGCGGTAAATATTCTGACGGTGACACAGAGAAAAGCGTTGTAAGACGTTCGCAGGTCAAATGGGAGGGAGCTTATGCAAGCGTTAACGTAGGTTTTGACTATGGGAAACAAGGTGCGGGCGGATTGCTTATAACCGGTACGCCGAAAATGAAACCTGATAATAAGTTAAATAAGATTTATAAGGGTAAGCGTTATATGAAACAAATTCAAAATGATATGGCGGAAATTATACAAGACGCTATAAATGAAAAATTGGAGGGCGGTTAATGGAAGATAAGTTAATAGAGTTACTTAAAACTTTATGCGGTGAAGTACACCAGCAAGGGAGCTTAGCAGACGTTTGGCCGGCTGACTTTTTCACATTTTGGGAACGTCCTAGTTATGACGGGGCACATTATGACAATAACGCTGTTAGTTGTGTTTATGAGTATGATATAAATTTCTATTCAACCGACCCGGCTAAACCTTATGAGTATATAAGAAAAGCAAAGAAACTATTAAAAGAAAATGGCTTTATTTTATCCGGTAATGGTTACCCCGTAGATAGCGGAGTAACAACCCACACAGGGCGACAGATACAAGCAAGCTATTTAGAAAGAGAGGTATAAAACGATATGGAAAAAGTAAAATGTATCGAGTACAGAGGTATTAGGGACGTAGTAGCGGCTGAGGTTTTAGTTGATACAATGGAAACCTTTGAGTGTGGCGAACCTTTTAGTTTGGCTTGGTCTAGTGAGTTAAGCCGTGAGACTGAGAACTCAAGTGAGACACATTACTACGACAACGTACCAGCTATTATTATTGATAGTACCGGAGCGGACACCGTGGGCGTTAATACGTCAGCTATTCCAAACGACGTTATTGCAAAGATAACCGGTCAGTATTTTGACGAAGAGTTACAAATGCTGGTTGAGGGCGAGCGTGAGGCTAAGTATTATGCTTTAGGTTACGTTACAGAGACTACAGACGGTGAGGAAATGTTAGTGTGGCGTAACAAGGGTAAGTTTGGTATACCGTCAAGTACACACGCTACAAAGACCGACGGTACAGAGGCTAACGGTCAGGAAATCACTTACACAGGTATTAACACCGTGCATAAGTTTGCTAAGACTGGTAAGTCGTCAAGAGCTGTTAACATTCCTAAGAGCACTTGTCCTTTGTCTGAGGCTGAATTTTTCGCAAGTGTACAGACAGTTGACACAATCGAGGCAGCTAAGGCGGCAGGTTAATTAACAACATAGCACGTCATATTTAATGTGACGTGCTTATTTTAAATAATTAAAAAATAATTTTAAAAATATAATTTTAAAAAATGGGAGGTTGATAATATGGCAACGTTAAAATTAAACATTTACAAAAACCAAAGAGAGATTGAAAAGACTTTAGAGGCTGAGAGCTACGACTTGATGTTTGGAACGGTAGAAGATTTGTTACAGATTTTCGATCCGGATAGTTTGACTGATAACGTGAAAATTGCGGAAATGGTATTTAAGTATTTTAACGAACTTAAACCATTGTTAATGGATATATTCCCGGAACTTAAAGACGAGGACACAAGAAATATTAAAATTAAGGAGTTAGTACCGCTATTTATTACCATTGGTAAGAGTGTAGCAGAGGACTTTAAGTTTTTAATACAGGGAAACCAGCAGAGGGCGTAGAAGATGATACGCCCGTATACGACACATTTTTCGACTTAACTATAAATCTATGTGAACGTTTCCCCGCTTATACCCCTACAGGTATACGTAAAGAACGTTCAACCGAGATATTTAAAATGTTAGGTAGATTAAACAGACATACTACAAACAAAGATAAACCAAAGGTAGTTAGAAAAAAAGCACCTGATACGTGGTTTTAATTTTTGTTTTAAAGTGTCTTATTTAGACACTTTAATATTTAAGGTGGTGAGGATATGGCGAACGAAACAACAAATAAATTAGGCTTAGACATAAGCGAATTTAAAAAGAATATACAAGAGGCTAACAGACTTATACGAGTTGCTAACTCAGAGTTTAAGGCTGCAAGCTCAGGTATGGGTGATTGGGCGAAAAGTGCGGACGGGATAGGTGCTAAATTAAAAAACCTTAAAAGCGTCCTTAATTCCCAAAATACCATACTTAACAGCTTAGAAGCACAGTATAAAGCCGTAGCAGACGCAGAGGGTGAAAGCTCAAAGGGAGCACAAGAGCTTTTAATTAAGATCAATAACCAAAAAGCCGCTATAAATAAGACTAATAGCGAAATTGACAAATGGGAAACCGCTTTAAATGACTTAAACAATGAGTTAGACGATAGCACAAACGAGCTAGGCGACTTTGCTAAAAATACTAAAAACTTAGGTGACGCAGCGGACGACGCTAAGAGTGACATTAAAAACTTAGGTGATGGCTTTACGGTTTTAAAGGGTGCTATGGCTAACTTAGTTGCTGACGGTATAAAGTCCCTCATAAGTGGATTTGGTAGCCTTGCAGAAAGCACAAGAGGTTATAGAACCGAAATGGCGAAACTGGAAACGGCTTTTGACACCGCAGAGCTAGGAGCTGACGCAGCTAAGGACACATACGAGGACTTATACGGCGTGTTAGCTGACGAGGGAAGAGCAACAGAGGCAGCACAGCAATTAGCTAAAATAAGCGACAACGAAAAAGAGCTTGAAGCTAACACAAAAATACTTACAGGTGTTTTTGCTGAGTATGGCGACAGTATACCTACAGAGGGACTAGCTGAGGGTATGGCTGCCACCGCTTCAATGGGTGAGGTGCAAGGTGTACTTGCTGACGCTTTGGAGTGGCAGGGTGTAAACCTAGAGGACTTTAACGAAAAGCTAGGTAAATTGTCAACCGAGGAAGAGAGGGCGGCACTTATACAGGAAACCTTAACCGGTTTGTATGGTGAGAGTGCGGACAAGTACAGAGAGAATAACAAAGAGGTTATAGCGGCAAATGAAGCACAAGCACAGTTAACAGAGAGTTACGCAAATTTAGGAGCTAAGGCAGAGCCGATTATAACCACTATGAAACAAGGTATGGCAGACTTACTAGCAGCTATACTTAATATGGTTGACGGCGTTGACTTTTCAAAGGTGAGCGACGCTATAAAAAAGGGGTTTGGTTATTTTATCGACAATGTGTTACCGGCAATTAAAGCAGGTTTTACTTGGATCAAGGATAATTGGACTTATATTGAAGCGGGCATAATGGCAATAGTTGCGGGTTTTATCGCTTGGAAAGCCGTCGGTGTTGCAACAATGGTACAAGGTATGATAACTAAGTTGATTGCACTTGTGGCAGCTCAGGAGGGTGCGACAGTCGCACAAAAGCTATTAAATTTAGCTATGAAAGCTAACGTTATAGGAATTGTTATAACCGCTATAGCCGGACTTGTTGCGGCGTTTGTGACACTTTGGAATAAATCAGAGGCGTTTAGAAATTTTTGGATTGGACTTTGGAACAAAATTAAAGAGACAGCAAAAAATGCAAAAGACGCTATAGCTAAATTTTTTGTAGAATTGTGGAACACAATAACTGAAAAATGGCAAAATATTACAGGTTGGTTTTCTGAAAAGTGGAACGGTATAAAAAACGGTGCAAAAGAACTTAAAGATAATGTTGTTAACTTTTTTAAAGACGCTTGGAAAGGTGTAACTGATACTTGGGACAAGGTGACAGGCTACTTTAAGGAAAAATGGCAATCTATCAAAGATACGTTTTCAAGCGTTAAACAGTGGTTTGGTGATACCTTTGCCGGAGCTTGGCAGGCTATAAAAGATAAATTTGCTAGTTGGGGCGAATTTTGGGGCGGTCTTTGGACTAAGGTTAAAGATAAATTTAGTGATATAGGTACGTCAATCGGATCAGCGATAAGCGACACCGTAACAAGTGGTATTAACGGT